CAGCCTTGTTACGCCGTGGTGAGAAGTTCAATGGCATCCCCCGCATCACAGCGTCCACGATCCACGGATCAAAGGGCGGGGAAGCTGATAACGTCGTGCTGTTCACGGACCTCAGTCCAGCGGCAGACGAACAAATGCGCATCAATCCTGATGACATGCACCGTGTGTTCTACGTCGGCGTCACACGGACCAAGCAAAACCTCTACATCGTCGACGCGGAAGACACTTCAAGGAGTTATGACCTATGAAAAAGATGACTTGGGATGAGTGGAAGGCTCATGAGCAAGCAAAGCGCGAACAGTACAAAGAGATGGGCGTCGCAGACTTCAACGCTCACCGCGCTGAAAAGATGTGGAACGACCCGAACGTCAAAGACGAAGACATCCCAGCCGTTAAATTCGAGTACGACAAAGAACTCGGCGAGATGGTATTCGCAGGCTACATCAATCAGGTAGAACATTGATGCGCAGGAACGAAATAATTCACGCCGCAAAAGACCTGATTAACGGCGACAGGGCAGAAGATTACGGCGACGCATACGACAACCACGGTCGTATCGCAGAAGGCTGGAACGTCATCATGCGCGAGGCACTCAAAACCCACGGGTATTTGACCCCGGCTCACGTGGCTCTCATGATGGATTGGTTAAAAACGAGCCGTCTGCTAACAAATATAGATAAATTCGATTCATGGATCGATAAGGTCGGGTATTCGGCGCTGGGGGCGGAGTTCGTCGCCCTCGATGCACGGTCCCCGGAACAAATAATTGAGGAAGCCCGTGGCAGGTTTACAGATGGCGATGTTCGCACCGAAAAGTGAGTGGGTTCCTCCGCTCGAATTACCAGACATCACGTCGGCAAAGAAAATTGCAATCGACGTGGAAACAAAAGACCCGAACCTAAAACAGAATGGTCCGGGTTGGCCAACTAAGGACGGCTACATCGTCGGATACGCAATCGCGGTGGACGGCTGGTCAGGATACCTGCCAGTCAAACACCTCGGTGGCGGCAATCTCGACGAGAAGATCGTCAACCGGTGGCTTAAAAAAGTCTTTGAATGCCCCGCAGACAAGATTATGCACAACGCCCAGTATGACTTGGGCTGGATTACTGCAACAGGCTTCAAAGTAAACGGTCGCATCATCGATACCATGGTCGTGGCGTCTTTGCTGGACGAAAACCGGTTCAGTTACAGCCTGAACGCGCTGTGCTACGACCACCTCAACAAAACCAAATCAGAGAAGGCCCTTGTCGAAGCTGCAAGGGAGTTCGGCATCGACCCGAAAGCTGAAATGTGGAAGATGCCAGCCATGTATGTTGGACCTTACGCTGAAGCTGACGCCGAACTGACCCTCGAACTCTGGAATTACTTCTCCGTTCAGCTTGGCAAAGAAGAGCTTTGGCCTATCGCAAACCTCGAACTTGATCTGCTCCCATGTCTCGTGGACATGACCATGCGTGGCGTCCGTGTCGACACCGACAAAGTGGAGCGAACTCGGGATAGTCTGCTCAAACGAGAGAGGGAAGTCCTGAAGCAAATCAAGCACGTCGCTGGCAGCGATGTCGAAATCTGGGCAGCTCAGTCGCTCGCGAAAGCGTTCGACAAAGTCGGCGTCGCATATCCAAAGACCGAAAAAGGCGCACCGTCGTTCACGAAGCTGTTCCTCCAAGAGCATGAGCATCCCCTCGCGAAGCTCGTCGTCGAGGCTCGGAACCTGAACAAGACATCCGGCACTTTCATCAATTCCATCATGAAACACTGCCACAGTGACGGCAGAATACACGCTCATATCAACCAAATCCGTTCTGATGATGGGGGCACGGTCAGTGGGCGGTTCTCTATGTCCAACCCTAACCTGCAACAAATCCCGGCCCGCGATCCTGAAATCGGGCCACTGATCCGTAGTCTGTTCTTGCCAGAAGAAGGCGAGCAATGGGCTGCCATTGACTTCTCGCAACAAGAACCGCGCATCTTGACCCATTATGCGCATGTATACGGTAAAATGCGAGGATTGCCGCTGGAAGGTGCCCAAGAGTTTGTGGACCGTTACAACAACGATCCAAGCACCGACTTCCACACCATGGTGGCCGAGATGGCAAACATCCCGCGTAAGCAGGCAAAGACCATCAACCTCGGCATGATGTACGGCATGGGCGTAAACAAACTGTCCGAACAGCTCGACATTTCCGTCGAGGAAGCCAAAGCAATCATTAAGCAGTACCACACACGCGTTCCGTTCGTGAAAGGGCTGATGAATGGCGTCACCAACCGTCTAAACGAGAAATCTTCGGGCGGATCACTGCGCTCGATCCTTGGACGCAAGTGCCGCTTTGACCTGTGGGAGCCAGATACGTTCGAGATGAACAAGGCGCTGCCATATCGTGAGGCTGTGGACACTTACGGGGCCACGACACGTCTCAAGCGGGCTTACACCTACAAGGCGCTGAACAGGCTAATTCAAGCCTCTGCGGCGGACATGACAAAGAAAGCCATGGTCGACATCTACAAGACAGGACGTCTTCCGATGATCCAAATCCATGACGAAATCGCCATGTCGGTTAAAAATGTTGACGAAGCCAATGAAATCGCTAAGATTATGGTCGATGCTGTTCCGCTCGAAGTGCCCAGCAAGTGCGACGTTGAGATAGGTCCGTCGTGGGGCGAAGCGAAATAGCTATCCATACTGCTCATGGACCGCCACCCATCGGTCCGCCTCAAACTGACCCCGCTTCGGCGGGGTTTTTCTTGCATTCTTGCATATTCTCTTATAATATCGTAGATATGCCGGGGTACTGGAGTAGAATTTATGGATACAACACGCTGGAAAAGCATCCTCGTACCGCGAGAGGTGTATGAAGAAATTAAAGAGCTGTCAAAAAACGAGGGTCGCACCATCGGTGGTCAACTGCGCCTTGTTTTTGATTGGTATAAAGAACAACACGGTGGTGAGGCGGTAAATGAGCGACTGGAACAGCGACGCGGGTGAGGTTCACAAGCGTCTAATCAAGAACCACTGTCCCAAATGCGACCTTCCGTTGCAACTCATTGAAATCACTGAAGAAAAGATCAAACGTTTCTGCTCGACGTGCAGGTTGACTATCCAAGACAGCCGCGACAGTGCAGAAATACCGCCCGATATATGCGATCAAGTATTGCATATCGCATACGAGCTGGGGTATAGTTCTCTCGTGACCTCATGGTCGCACTCCGTAGAAGAGACCCGCCCCCAGTTCGGTTGCCCCCGGCTGGGGGCATTTCGTTCAGGAGAGAAAAATGGAAAACCAAAAGCAATTCGTCGACGGCCTCTTGGCCAAAAAGCCACGGGACACGGCTCCCGATTGGATTAAGTGCAATATCAGTATCAAGCGCGAAGAACTCGCAGCGTGGCTCGCAAGCCAGACTGACGAATGGATCAACGTGCAAGTTTGCGAAAGCCGCAATGGAAAATGGTATGCAGAGGTGGATACGTGGAAACCGAAAAGCGAATGAGTGAAATGCGCTGGGGCGAAGCAGTCGCCGTCATTAACCGAACAATAAATGAACACCTGACGGCAATCGAAAAAGATGATACGTTGGAACCAGAGGCGAAAAAGTTGAAGGTCAATGAAATTGAAAAGTCATGGCAACGCATCCTTATCGGATGAAGACGCCGAGCAAGCAAAAGAAGACTTCGCAGCGCAGGGCCTGTACACCGGGCCCGCCATCGGCGGAGCCCTGACACAAATTATCGCCAACCTGCTCGAAATATCACCTGATAAAGAATCCGCGATGCAAATGCTCTCAGCTTGCATCCATAATGCGTCCGTCAACGTGGCGGATAAGAAAGCAACGCACTACGCCGGACATGAAATCCATTGACAAGATCGCATAGGTTCGCATACACTCCGTAATGCTACAACTATGGAGATGCACCTATGAAAGACCTTATCACTATCGACGAAGTCTGCGAGATTGCAAAAGTATCGAAGCCGACTGTCTATCGTCGCGTCAAGCAGGGCACATTCCCGAAACCTAAGAAAGTGCCGTCGACCGCGGCCCGCGGACCAAAGAAGGTAAACCGTTGGGAGCGTGGCGAAGTCATGGGCTGGTTGCTCAAAGGCAACGACCCGAAATGGCTTAAACAACCCGTCAAAGACATCAAAGAATCGTGCGCCAAACTCGATAAAGCGCCCGTCACAAACAAAGAACTG